CGAGGCAGCCCAGGCCGGTTACTTCGGGGCGGGGATCGAGGGAGAAGGAAAGACCAAGCGGTCGGCGGAGAACCTGCACTACCAGAACTGGGGCGTGCGGCAGCACATGAAGACCGAGGCTCCACAGGGGGACCGCGAGACTCCCGCCACGACTCCCGGGACTGTGTCTGCTCCGGACCAGCCTGGTCAGGCGGCGCCGGTCACTGCCGTGGGTGGTCGGACGCAGGCCGCAGGCTCGCCGGAGGAGCACGCCGAGCGTGGTCGCAACCAAGGCCGGGTGCGGACTGCCGAGATTGAGCGGGACGACTCCGTCTACCAGGCAGCGAAGTTCTGGGCAGATCAGCTGCCCCTGCCAACCGATCCCATCCCGGACATCCCGCCTGAGCTGAAGATCCTGGACGATCTCCGCAATGCCCCGGATCAGAAGGCGTTCGCCGACCAGAACCAGGCTGCAATCAAGACTGCTGTCGGCAGGATCTCGGCTATGCCCCAGAGCCAGGCGGTGGCGGGTGCAGCTCCTCGGATCGTGGACAACGTGGAGGCAGTCAAGCAGGCGGTGAAGGCCGGGAGGGATAACCCGTCCGCACCTCAGCCCTTCAGTGACGAGGACCGCAGGATCTTGCTCCAGCGGGGCTACATCACCGAGACCCGCCCACTAGGTGGAGGCTTCGTCCGAGGGGAAGGAGAGCTCACCCGGAACATGTCCGACGCTCAGGTCAAGCAGGCTGCCCTGCTGGCACAGGACCAGGCCAAGGCCGAGACCAGCCCGGTGGAGCGAGCCAAGCTGAAGGAGAAGGAGGCGGACCTGCTACGGCTGCTCGCCTTCCGCAAGCACACTCTGGAGAACAGGAACCAGAACAACAGCCCGTTCGCTGGCGGGCCGCCTCCTTCCTCACCGCCACCTGTCCCGCCGTCCACCCTGCCGCCTGGCGCTGGTTCCAACGTCTACCCACCGCCTGGTAACACCAACGTCTACCCCTTCCGCCGTAGGAGCGCATAGCCGATGGCCGTTCCGGATCCGGAAGGCCTGCTTGCCCGCTCGTTCCTCAGTCCGGAAGAGGCCATCGCGGTCGAGGCGATCTCCGCCCGCCGAGTGGTCGGGACGGCGTCGGTCGGTCGCGCGCTCTCGGCGGCTTTCATGGTCTACCGCTGGATCATGCAGCGACGGATGGAGAAGATCGACGCACCGACTCCGCTGCTGATGGAGCAGGCCCTGCTCCTCGGACTCGAAGACGCCTTCGCCAGCTTTCAGTCCAGCTGGGTCAAGATGTCCTCGCCGCTGATGTACGCGGGCTACCTGGCCGGTGTGAAGCAGTCCGGGGTGACCCTGCCCACCGAAGTGCTGGAGCAGATGGCCAACGGCTACAGCCAGAGCCTGGGGACCTACATCCACACCGTCAGCAGCGACGCCATGCTGAGCGGCTTCCGGGCCCTGGTCAACCGCAAGGTCGACCACCGGCGTGCTCTGCGGCAGACCGCCAGCGCCTTCGGAGTCGGACCCCGGGCCATGAACACGCTGGTGAACGTGTGGACCGCCGAGGAGGAGAAGGCCTACACCAACGTCAAGCGGATCGGCTCGGTCAAGGAGAAGCGTGCCTCCCTGATCGCGTCCAAGGGAATCAAGGACCGAGCCCGCACTATCGGGGCGCATGAGGCCTGGAACGCTCGGGAGCAGGCCAAGGAGGCGGCCTGGCTGTGGGCGATGGGCGAGGGGATCATCACCGGGTCCGCCACCAAGGTCTGGCAGACCGCCGACGATGAGCGGGTCTGTCCCTCCTGTGGTCCGCTGGACGGCGTCAAGATCAAGGTGACCGAGAAGTTTGAGACCGACCTGGGCAAGACGCTGACCCCGCCGTTGCACGTCAACTGCCGGTGCGAGGTCAAGCTGCGGGCCAGCATGCGTCGGATCCTGCTGGGTCAGCTCCGCAAGCAACCGGTCAAGAAGGCCTACGAAGGACACCCCTGGGCCCGGCACCAGAAGCGTGATGAGGAGGGTCAGTGGGTCAAGGGACCGAGCAGCCAGGACGCGGTGCCTCAGCCTGCTCTTGCACCACAACCGGTGGATGACCCGGAGCAGCCAGAACCTCCTCCACCTCCACCACCTCCACAACAGCCAGATCGACTCTCGTTCGGACGACCAAGTGGTCGTCTCTCCTTTGGACCGTCGTCACTCCCGGCTGGACGCCTCTCCTTCCCGTCAGCTCAGCCAGAACAACCACCACCGGTAGAGCGACTGTCATTCCCTTCGACACCGCCAGTCGAGCGTCTCGCCTTTCCACCGCAACCTGCCGAGCGGCTCTCCTTCCCGCCCCACAAGACGCCGTTCTCGCACGCCACCTACACCCCGTCCCAGGCGACCCCGCAGCCGGTGGCCCCGCGTCCACAGGAGCGCCAGCACGCGCAGGAAGACCTGCGGGCGGCCAAGCCAGGCATCATCGCCTTCGACCGGGGTCACGAGCTCTACGCGGTGATGCCAGCAGACATGGAGCCGAATGCCGCCGAGGTCACGGTCAGTGATCTTGACGCGGGGCCGGACATCAACCAGTTGAAGGTGAGACTAGAGGACGCACTGGCGGAAAAGTACGAAGAAAGCATCCAGAACGAGTTCGCCACGAACGACACCAAGCTCGTCTACTCCCAGGGGGGCAGGAAGCACTACGCCGACGAGCAGGCGGTTCGTGAGCTGATCGAATGGACCAGAGGCAAGCAGCTGGCCCTGGAGCACGATGAGGACCTCAGAGACTGGACCGCCAGGGACGCCACGATCAGCACCACCACCAACTACGACCGCAAGGACCACCAGTTGGCGGCAGAGGAGCTGTACGACAAGGTCAAGGTCGATGGTCTTCCGATACCTGATCTGCTCGAATCGCTGATGCCAGCGGTCGTGAAGATACCCAGGGTGGACTCCAACCCTGGATTCAGCAGGGAGTCGATGAACAGGACAGGTCCGACTGCGGACCCTGACTGGAACGTGAGCGGGCCACATCGCAACTTCGGTCTGACTGATCCTGTGACTGACCCGGATACGGATGCGCAGATCGGATCGGACACCTACCTCATCGACCCGTTCGACTGGGTTGACGACGACGAGCCCGAGTAGACGGCCAAAGGAGAATGAACCCATGGACGTGGTCAAGGCACTGCAGGAGCACAGCGAGGCTGGTGCCACCATCGTCGACCTGCTCTACGGCGACCGGGGCGAGGAAGTAGCCAAGGCACTGGTCGAGTTCGGCAAGAAGAAGCAGGAAGAGAAGCCGGACACCGCCAAGCGGGTGGCCCAGGTCTCCAACGTGGTCGGTCTCGGCGCTGGCCTGGCTGCCACCCCAGGTGCCATCGCTGAGATCGGACCCGCCTACCGCAAGGCGAAAGGTCTGCCGGAGCCGAAGGGCCCCAGCATGCAGAAGCGACTGAAGCGGATCGGTCAGGCTGATGGCGGGGTGAAGGGTGGTCTGGCCCGAGCCGGGCACGGGGCCCTGAAGACCTTGAAGAACCCGAAGGTGGCTCTCGGTCTGGCGGGGGGTGGAGCCGCTCTGCAGGTGGGCAACCTCGCCGGTGACGCGGTCACCAACCAGGTGCTAGCGCGCCAGGAGGGGAAGAAGACCGCTCCGAAGAAGCCGCCGAAGGAGTTCGGCAAGACGGAGTTCGACATCTACACCGAGATCAGCAAGGTCGACACCGACAAGCGTCAGGTCTTCGGCTGGGCCAGTGTGACCAAGTCGGGAGGCATCGACGTGGTCGATCTCCAGGGTGACGTGATCCCACTGGAGGAGATCGAGAAGGCCGCGTACGAGTTCGTCAAGAAGTCGCGGGTCGGCGGCAAGATGCATCAGAAGGGCGACGCCGGGCCGATCCACGTCAGCGACATGATCGAGAGCTTCGTGGTCACGCCGGAGAAGAAGGTCGCCATGGGCCTCCCGGACGAGACGCCGGAGGGCTGGTGGGTCGGCTTCAAGGTGAACGATGACCACACCTGGGCCGAGGCGAAGGACGGCAAGCTGGCCGGTTTCTCGGTGCACGGTTCGGGACGACGGGTCCCGGCTGATGCCTAGCCTCATCACGCTGGAGTCCATCGAGAAGAAGGAATGGTCCGACAAGCAGCTGCAGCGTCGTAAGAACATCAGCGGTGCCACCTCCATCGCCACCTCCACCATGGGCCTCGGTGCTCTGGGTGTGATGGGTCTGCGCTCGGGCGCGGGCAAGCAGGCCATCAAGCACCTCGGCACCAAGTCTCCTCAGGTGGCGGGTCGGCTGAAGAAGATCAGGTCAGGTCTGAAGGGCAAGGAGACCCCGATCCTGACCACCTCTGCCGGGATCGGCGGGATCGGTGGCTACAACTACGCCGCCATCCAGCACCAGGAGGGCAAGAAGAACAAGCACAAGCAGGCGGAGTACAACGCGCTGAAGAACAAGGTCAACCGGCTGGACGCGACGGTTCACAAGGCCTACGACCCGGAGGCGGAGCGGCACAGGCAGAACAAGATCGGTGCCGGTGTGCTCGGTGTCGGCGGAGCTGGGTCCTTGGCTGCTGCCGTGGGACCGGGCAAGGAGGCCTACCGCCAGCACGGTCGGACAGGGAAGTTGAAGACCAAGACGGCGATCAACCGGGCCAAGGGGATCCGGAACGCCAAAGGTGGCAAGGCCGCCCTGCTCACGCTGGGTGGCGGAGGGGCTCTGGTGGCTGCCGGGAAGCTCGCCAACTCGGAGAGAAGCAGGCGTGGGAAGACCTACGCACCGGCCTATCGGCCCCAGTACTACTGAGACACCATCGTTGCCACCCTCGACATAATAGGAACGAAATGCCGAACAGATTGAGCGACATGATCTTCGACGAGGTGAGCCTCGTCTACAAGGGCGCGAACCAGCACTCGCGGGTCGCCATCGCCAAGTCTGATGACGGCGTCGAACAGGAGGAAGCCATGGGATACACCGACCAGGATGGGAACCCCGTCGACGTCAACGCACTCGCGGAAGGCGATGTCGTCTTCGACGAAGACGGTCAGGGGTTCGTCTACACCGAGCAGGAACTGGACGAGGAGTACGAGGAAGTCGAGCCGGAGCCTGCACTGGTCGGCAAGAGCTTCCCCGCCCGGCGAACCGGGCAGCAGGAGCCGAACTTCGAGCAGGACGTGCGGTGGCAGCTCTCCAAGGCCATCACCGACGAGGACCGCGACGAGGTGATCAGCAAGGCTGCCGGGTACATCTCGCACCTGGAGAGCCTGGTCCACAAGGCGCAGTCCGACGTCGAGACCGAGCGGGAGATCCGCCGCGAGGCCGAGTACATGGAGATCGCCAAGTCCTACTCCGGTCTCCCGGTGGGCGAGGATCAGCTCGCGGCAGCTCTGATGGACTGCGCGGACAACCTGGACGAGTCCAGCATCGTGACCCTGCAGAAGTGCCTGTCGGCAGCCAGTGACTCGGCGCTGGCCGAGATCGGCTCCTCGGGTGGGGGTTTCAACTCCGACGTGATGGCGGTCATCGAGGAGCATGCGAACCAGGGCATCTCCAAGGACGCGGACACCACTACGGAGGCCCAGATCGCCAAGGCCTTCGAGGCAGACCCGTCGCTCTACTCGCAGTACCTCAACGAGACCGGTGGCTACAACAGCGCACCGCGTTACCAGTTCTGACCCCTGAAGGAGGGTAGAGCACCATGGCGTACGACGAAGCCATCAGGAACATCACGCTCACAGCTGATGCCAGCCTCGCGGGGTACACCGGCGTCGCCGGTACACCTGGTTCGGCGAGCCCGCACTTCGGGAAGGCTCAGTACCGGTTCGTGAAGATCACTGGCGCGAAGCAGTGTGGTCTGGCGACGGCGGCAGCCGACCTGGTGGTCGGGGTCTGCCAGAGCAAGCCGCAGGTTGCCGGTGAAGCAGCCACGGTCTCCATCCGGGGAGTCTCCCGGGTGCTGGCCGGTGGTCCCTTCGCGGCAGGAGTCAAGATCGACACCGACGCCACCGGACGAGCCATTGCTGCCGGTGCTGGCGCAGGCATCGGTATCTCGGTCGAAGCTGCCACTGTCGCCAATGAGCTGACATCCGTCCTGCTCCGGTGCAACTGAGAGAGGAGTGACTGATGCCGAGCCCCACGCAGCATGATCTGCACATCAACCAGCCGCTGACCAACGTCAGCGTCGCTTACATCCAGTCCGCGAAGAACTTCATCGCGGACAAGGTGTTCCCCAAGGTCCCTGTCGCCAAGCAGTCGGATCTCTACTGGAAGTACTCCAAGAGCGACTGGCGACGGACCGACGTGCAGCGTCGGGCCCCGAGCACCGAGACTCCGGGTACCGGCTGGAACGTCGGCACGGACAGCTACTTCGCGCACGTGTACGGCGTCCACAAGGACATCGACGACCAGCTGAGGGCCAACGCGGACTCACTGTTCAAGATGGACTCCGACGCCACCGCGTTCGTGACCAACCAGCTGCTGATCAAGCGAGACCTGGACTGGGCGGCCAGCTTCTTCCGGCCCGGCGTCTGGCAGACCGACCAGCAGTTGAAGAAGACCGCTGGGGGCAACCCGGAGGGCTTGCGGTGGGATCTCGCCACCTCGGACCCGGTCGGCTTCTTCGCCACCGCCACGGTGCAGTTCATCCAGCAGACCGGCTTCAAGCCGAACACGCTGGTGATGGGCGCGAACTGCCTGAAGGCGCTGAAGAACCACCCGGCGATCATCGACCGGATCAAGTACACCCAGCGGGGCATCGTCACCGAGGAGCTGCTCAGCACGCTCTTCGGAGTGGAGAAGATCCTGGTCTCCTACGCGACCTACTCCGATGGCGTGGACATCCCGGACATGGCTCTGCAGGACGCGGCTGCGGTGAACAAGTTCATCGCCAACCCGAACAACGCTCTGCTCTGCTACACCCCGTCGAGCCCCTCTCTGATGAGCCCGGCAGCCGGGTACACCTTCACCTGGAACGGCTACCTGGGCGGCAACGCGCAGGGCATCCGGATGGCTCGGTTCCGCATGGACTCGATCCGCTCGGACCGTATCGAGGGTGAGATGACGTACTCCATGCAGGTCGTCAGCCGGGACTGCGGTCTGTTCCTCACCGACGTCGTCGGCACGGCTGCTGACGTGTAGGTCCAGCAGTAGTACAGCCTGAGGGGCGGTGGCCACACGGCCCCGTCCCTTTTGCTTGATAGGAGAGAGATGAGCACCAAGCTGGACCCGACCGAGGACACCCAGTACATCGTGGGTCGTCCGTTCCAGACCTCCGAGGGCTGGGCCTGGCCGGGTGAGCCCGCGCCCGAGGAAGCCGTCATCTCGCCCAACCTCTACGCGCTGCTCTCAGCAGGGTTCCTCTACGCCTACGTCCCCGACGCGAACTACGCCTACCTGCCGCCGCACGTGTTCAGCGCGGTGAAGACCTATCAGGAAGTGAACGACATCATCGCCCGAGGAGAGGCTCCGATAGAGATGGAATGGACACCACCGAAGAAGCTGCAGACAGCCATCGACAACGTGGACGCCGAGGAGCTGAGCAAGCTCGCTGCCAAGACCTCCTCCCCGGCCACCGCCGAGGACTGGACCCACAAGCTGGAGGTCAACCAGATCTCCCCGCGCCCGGTCGAGCTGCCCGCCGAGAAGCTGTTCACTGACTCCAAGAAGGGTGAGGCGGAGGAGGTGGCCGACGACAGCGAGGATGATGGTGAGGACCGCCTCGACGTCCGGGCCAAGGCCGCCGAGGAGGCGTTCAAGGATCTGGTCGAGACCCCGCAGTACCACGCCAGCGAGGACAACCCATTGCGCCCGGAGTTCGATGATGGCGATCTCCAGGACACCTTCGAGGAGGTACAGGCCGTGACCGACAGCAAGAAGCAGATCGAGGTCGTCGAGGGTGAGCCCGCGATCTTGGACCGGATGGACCCCTTCAACAACCAGGTGTTCAGCTCTCCGCAGCTGGAGCCGGACGAGCGCGAGGAGTACGCCGAGGAGCTGAAGGAGGAGTGGGCCAAGGAGAAGGAGGCCCAGGCCGAGGACACCGAGCCGGTCCAGGATCCCGACATCGAGCAGCAGCCCGAGGAGCTGGACGACCCGGTACCCGCTGAGCCCACCGAGGTGGACACCGGCGAGCCCACCGAGGAGAACACGGCTCCGGATGCCCCGGCCAGCAAGTCCCGGGGCAAGGCCAAGGGCAAGGACAAGGCATCCAAGGACTGGGAGGGTGACCACGATCAGGGCAAGGGCAACGACCCCAAGCCCAACAACGACCTGCCTGGCGACCAGCCGACTGCTGGACAGCTTCCGGCGTGAGATGACCTTCTCCTACGTCGACCCGGCGACGATTCGTCGGGATGCGCTACGGCTCCTGACTGGGGACACCAACCCCGGTCAGGTGCTGCTGGCGGACGAGGAGATCGACTTCTTCCTCTCGATCTGGGGAGAGTACGGCGACTACCAGGTGGCCTCGTACTGTGCCGAGGGGATCGCGGCCAAGCTCGCCCGCGAGGTCGACATCAGTGCCGACTCCCAGAGCGTGGCGGCGGCTCAGCTGCAGGAGAAGTACCTACGGCTGGCGGAGCGGCTCCGCAGCCAGGACGCGGCGGGCTTCCCCGGCACCATCTACGTCGGTGGGCTGGACTACACCACCGCGATCACTCCCGGGGCCGAGTCACCTGCCTTCGGCACCCGGATGCATGACAACCCCGAGGCCGGGCAGCAGGACTACGGCGACGTCGCTGACATCAACTACGGCCCCTACTGGGACTGGCGAGAGCGCTGGGTCGGTGGGGAATGATCGAGGCGGGCGGTACGCCCATCCCGGTGGTGATCGGCACCTACCCGCGTGACCACATCCGTCAGCGAGCCACCAACCTGATGAGCGCCGCTGTCAGGATCTCCCGTCCCGGCACCGAGTACGACCCCGTCACCCGACGCGACACGTCCACGGTGGGGGACCTGCTGTACGAGGGCCCCGCCCGTATCTGGGAGGCCCCTGCCGGTCAGCAGGTGGTGATCGGGGAGGAGGAGGTCGTGGTCACCTCCACCTACCTGGCGATCCCCTTCTGGGTCCAGCCACTGCCCGAGCACGACGACCTGATCACCGTCATCGACTCTGACGACGAGGACCTGGTGGGTCGCTCCCTGGACATCATCAGCGTGGTCCGGGGCGGTGGGCTGCGAGCCTCCCGGCGCTTCCAGGTGCGGATCTCCGAGTCGCGCAAGAGCTCGTGGTGATCGAGTACGCCGCCGTCACCCAGCTCAGCGACAGGCTGAAGAAGGCTGTCGACCTGGCTCCGGTGGTGGTGGAGTTCTGGCTGCACAAGATGGTCGGCCCGGCCATGGTCAGGGAGATGAAGGACGCGGCCCCGGTCAAGAGCGGGAAGCTCCGTGACGCCATCCGGGCCCTGAACGAGCCGATGAAGGTGCGGGTGGGACCCTTCGGAGTGGAGTACAACCAGTTCGTGGTGGAGGGCACCAAGCCGCACACGATCAAGCCCAAGAACGCCTCGACGCTGCGGTTCAAGATCGGTGGGGTCACCTACTACGCGAAGTCGGTCAAGCACCCGGGCACCAGGCCCAACCCGTATATGACCGTCTCCAGCAAGAAGGTGATGGAGCGGATGCTGCCGAGGCTGGCCCAGCTGCAGATCGACGTGATCAAGACCGGGAAGAGGCCTCATGGCTAGCTCGCCGAACCGGCGCTACCTGACCGAGTGGCTGTGCACCCGGCTGAACTCCGAGATCATCTCCGTCGTCGTGGACACCCCGAACGGAGACTGGGACGGTGGCTGGTCCGACGACCCCAAGCAGATCGGCTCCTACTACCAGCCGTACACGGTGCTGGTTCCTCTCACCAGCAGCGATTCGGACGGTTCGCTGGAGGACTACGGGCTGATGTGGAACCTGCCGTACGCGCTCACCAGCTACGCCGTTTCGGCTCGTTCTCTGGAGGATCAAACAGACACCGCTCGTAGAATCGTGGCAGAGACGGTGAGGGACGAAGTCGATCTCGGAGGGGTGGTTTGGGGCGTGATGGACGCACGAACCACCTCCATCGGAGGCATCGACATCAACCGCAGCGTCGAACCGTCAGAGCTCAACCAGCGTGACCTCGTATCAGTCCGGATCTGCCGTAAGGGGCGTTGAGATGGCAAAGGGTGGAAATGCTCACCGGGGCATGGTTCGGGTCACCAATGGCGACCTCGAAGCGTGGCTGGTGCCGTCCTCGGTTCCTGCGTTCAAGCGCAACGGCTGGACGGTACAGGAGGAGTCGGAGGCTGACGTGCAAGACCAGCCGTCTGCCACCGAGACAACCGCAACAAGTGAGGCGGCTGCCTCCGGCACGGAAGGAACAGCACAGTGACCCGTCTTATCCCGAACGAGAACACCTACATCGGGTTCTGCCCCACCATCGTCGACATCCACGCGCCGAAGACATCGGAGCTCGCGGCGGCCATCGACGTCACGTCCTACGCCCTCAGCGTCACGGCGGCCACCACCGGCAACACGGTGCCGACGCCGTCCTTGGACACCCTGTTCGAGACCTCCATCGCCGGTACGGTCTCGGGCTCGTTCACCGCTGACTTCTACCGCGACGACGAGGAAGACCTCGCCTGGGAGACCTTCCCGCGCAAGCAGAAGGGCTACGTCGTCCTCTCCCGCTTCGGCGGTAGTGGTCCTGGTGCCACCCCCATCGCTGCCGACACCGTCGAGGTCTGGCCGATCCTGGTGGTCTCCCGGACCATGAGCGCGGGCGGCAACAACACCGTCCTCACCTTCACCATGACCGCCGCTGTCCCGGAGGAGCCGGACGAGGAAGCCCTCATCGGCGCATAGCAGTTCTTTCCGACCCCGGTGTCTTTCCTAGGCACCGGGGTTGCACTCTGTGTAGCCTCCCTGGTAAGTCGACAGAAGAGGGGCCATGACCGCGAAGATCGCGCTCGACAACACCACGCTGAGTGAAGAGGCCCTCGGTGAAGACAAGGTCTCACTGCGGGACCAGTTCCTGAAGAAGAAGAGGCGGATCGACAAGCAGAAGATCACCCTGGACGGCAACATCGTCGAGGTGACCATCCAGGCCCTGCACCAGCGGGTGTTCGACGACCTGGTGGCTGCTCACCCCAAGCGGCGGAACAAGGAGGAGGACGACCTCATCGGGGCCAACTCCAAGACCTTCCCACCCGCCCTGTTCGCCGCCTCGATCCAAGAGCCCAAGATGAACCTGGAGGAGTGGACCGACGTCTGGACCTCGGAGGAGTGGTCTCCGGGTGAGCTGGGTCACCTGCTGAACATCGTGCTGGGTACCACCTCGCGGGGGTTCGACGTCCCTTTTGGCGGGCGCGGCTGAGGCAGGACACCAAGTTCGCACTGGAGCTGTCCTGGTGCGCCGACAAGGGACTGCCCCATTCGGCCTTGCTGGACTGGGAACCCGAGGACCGGGCGAAGTTGCACGCCCACCTGCTGGAGGAGTCTGACCGCTGCGCCCTGTGCGGGACGATGGCTTGGGAGTGGCGGGAGAACCGTTTCGCGTATACCCCCGTGGAGAAACATTGTCCAGGCTGCTACGCCCGCCACGTCGCCGGTGAGGAGACAGGACGGCTTCCAGGGACGACAATCATTCTGGTGCCATCTTCAGCGGCCTTCCTAGAGAAGCAGCGTCAGGGGTACGAGAAGGCCATCCGGGACCGGAAGAAGGCGGCAGAGAATGGCTCAGGCTGATGACTACACAGTCACACTTGATGCCAACGTCAAACCGTACGAACAGCAGATGGGTCAGGCGGTCACCGCCACCAACGGGTTCACCCAGGCCCTCGCCGCTGCTGGCGCGCAGATGCAGTCGCTGTGGAAGTCGGCAGACCGCAAGCTCACCTTCATCACCGCTGCCAATGTCGCCTCCCTGACCGCAGCCGGTCTGGCCGCTGCCCGGCTGGACCAGCAGATGGAGCAGCTGTCGGCCCGGACGGTGATGACGGGTCAGAAGACCAACGCCTACAACGCCACCGTCGCCAACCTGCGCAAGACCCTGGGGATGACCGGGTCCGACGCCATCGCCTTGGTCACCAACCTGAACCGGCTGAACGTCCCCTTCACCAAGACGCAGGAGACCGCCCGGTCCTACGCCAAGCTGGCAGCGGTCACCGGGGAGAACATCGGTGCCCTGGCCTCCAGCCAGCAGCAGTTCATCCGGACTATGGGCACCGGACAGGGGGCCGTCAACAAGTACTCCTCGATGGTGGCCAACCTGTCCCAGAACTACGGGGCCGGGGCCGAGGCCACCCTGCAGTTCGCCAACAGCATCGCTCCCCTGTCCAAGACCATGGGGATGAGCGCCCAGCAGATCACCGGCATCTCGGCGGCCTTCTCCAAGGCCGGGGCGGATGGTGGGGCGGCAAGCAACGTCTACACCAAGATCCTGTCCGATGTGAACCGGGCGATCCAGTACGGGTCACCGGAGCTGCAGGCCTACAGCGACATCCTGGGTGTCACCGTCGAGCAGTTCAAGGCGATGCCCAAGGCCGACGTCATCACCGACATCTTCACCGAGCTGAACAAGCAGGGACCCCAGGGCATCAAGACCCTGGAGCGGCTGGGTCTGGAGGGGGTCCGGTCCCAGAAGGCTGTCCAGGCAGTGGTCGCTCAGGGCGGTCTGCGGGAGGGCATCAACCAGGCTGACAAGGGCTGGGGGAGCACAGCCAAGTTCGACAAGTCCGCCGAAGAGGCCATGAACGGCTTCTACGACAGCATGCAGAAGACCACCCAGTCCCTGCAGACCTTCGCCCAGGGGGTCGGCTCGGTCTTCGTCCCGGCCATGGAGAAGGTGGCCAACGTCATCACCCCCATCGCCCAGACCCTGGGGGCCCTGGGTACCGCCGTGTCCAACATGCCGGACCTGGCCAAGTGGGCGGGGGCCGCCGTACTGGGGCTCGGGGCCCTGGTGCCGATGCTGCCCAAGATCCTCTCGATCCTGAGCGCCACCTCGTTGCTCCCCGCCATCGGCAGGGGCTCCATCGGGCAGGGCTTCGCCCTGGGCCGGAACCCCGGCAGGAACCTGTCCGACGCCCAGCAGACCTTCGTCGGCGGTGGCGGCAACGCCATGTACCGGCGCATGTTCTCCGCTGCCATGTACGCGGGCGACATGTTCAACCCCATCGGTCGCCGGGGTCGGCTGGAGGACATCGAGTTCCAGCAGGCCGGTGGCGGCGGACGGAAGAACGTCAGTTCTGGCTGGGCCCGGGGCGCGGACTGGATGGCCGAGCGGGGCATCCTGCCCGCCAACTACGCCGAGCAGGTGATGCGGGCTCAGTCGGGCGTCTCTGGTGGTCTGAGGAAGGCTGGCATCGGTGGCATCAACCTGCTGGGTGGGATCGCCCAGGAGCAGCTGAGGCCCTGGACACCGGGCTACCTGGAGGACTCGGCCCGGGCCTCGGAGAAGAACCGGTTCGCCCTCACCCAGGAGAACCGGCTGCGGGACACCGGTCCCGGGCGGGCGGTCATGGGTGGTCTGGGTCGACTCGGGTTCGGTGCCTCCCGCGAAGGCGTGGCTCTCAACGCAGAGATGACCAAGGAGGCCGCTGCCGGGGTCACCAAGAACTTCAAGGAGCTCAGCAGCAGCCTGAAGGACACCAACAAGGGCGTCAAGACCTCGGCCACCGTGTTCGGGCAGCTGGCCAGGTCCATCGGCCAGACCGGCTTGATGGGGGCCAAGGCGGGTGCGGGGTTCATCGGCGGGGTCGGCTACGGTGCAGCCAGAACAGGGCTGGGTCTCGCCGGACGGGCAGGTTCGGCCCTGTTCAGTGGGCTCGGTGGTCCAGTCGGGCTGGGCATCGGCGGGGCCACCGCAGCCGCTGGCTTCGCGGCCTCCTCGGTGATGGACGCCTATGCCACTCGCAAGCAGGCCTTCACCAACGAGGTCGGGGTGGACAGCGCCCCCGGAGCGGCCTACCGGATGGCCCTGGGCGAGGCGACCAAGGCCACCCGGACCTTCGCCAAGGCCATGGAGGACGCCGGGGTAGGGACGGAGAAGGCTGTCTCCGGCATGGGCGAGGCCCTGCTGATCACTGCGGAGCAGGCCAAGACCGCCTTCGGGCGGATGGACCTGATCGAGGACGAGCAGATCAAGAAGGGCTCCCGGGCCGACGTCGAGCGGTACGCCGCAGCCGTCCTGGGCACCGCCTCACCGCAGGCGGCCAACAAGCTGAAGATGGACGTCGCCGCCCGGTTCGGACAGACCCAGGGCCAGGAGATCCTGAACACGGCCTACGGCAACCGTGGCAACATGCAGAACCTGTTCGGCGCGATCAGCCCGGAGAACGCAGGAGACCGCTGGTGGAACCAGGGGGCGCTGTTCAAGCAGACCCGGCTGAGTGAAGGCAACAAGGCCTCCGCCGAGATCCTGAAGGGGTCCCTCACCGGCAACATCGCCCGAGCGGCGGAGACCGGTGGTGCGGAGGAGGTCGGACGGGTCCAGCAGGCCCAGTTCGCTGGCTACGGGCAGGAGGAGCTGAGAGCTCGTCGGTCGGGCCTGGACACCGCTCCGGCCCAGCGGGCACGCCGGGACGCCATCCTCAACTCCTTCGGCGTGGCCGAGAACGACAAGGCCAGCCGCGAGGCGCTGACCAAGGCGATGGACAAGATCGCCGAGAGGTCCATGGGGGTGGAGGACCCCAAGGAGCTGGAGAAGATCTTCGCCCAGGGGATGCGGGAGGGTCTGGGCGGCACCGACCTGGGCTTCCGACTGCAGCAGGCCCAGCAGCAGGGCGGCATGATCAGCTCCGCTGAGTACATGATGAAGGGCAACGCTGACCTCGGTCCGCTGGCCAACTTCGGCTCCCAGATGGTGATCGACCGGCTGCGCACCACCGAAGCCGGGCGGGTGGCCACCGAGATCGACGGCAGCAAGCTGGGTGGTCAGTTCTGGAACGCCCGGCAGAATTTCAACGCGGCGCTGGGGGCCGAGGCCAACGAGGACACCCAGATCACCGCTGACGTGTCCATGGCCCAGCAGCTGATCGCTAACGCGGGCGGGGACTTCTCCAAGGCGGCTGGCCAGGTCCAGCTGATGGGCAACGCCTCGGGTGCTGCCACCGACAAGATCAACCAGCACACCAACGCCATCGAGGCCATGATCGTGGCCGAGCGGCAGTACGCCAACACGATGTCGGGCAAGACCACCATCCAGGACCGGCTGGCCACCGGTCGGGGTGACTTCGCAAACCAGATGCGGACCTTCGTCGACAACCCGACCGCGCCGGACAACGCGAAGAACCTGAAGGCCAGTGTCGACGCGGCCAAGGACCTCCGGATGGAGGGGGCACAGCAGGCCCAGGCGCTGGCTGACCAGTTCGTCAACCTGACCTGGCAGCGGCAACAGGGTGAGGAGCAGCTGGCTCGGACCCGGTCACGGATGCTGCGGGACTTCGGGCTGCAGCAGCAGTGGCAGGAGGAGGACTTCAACCGGCAGCGGGAGATCAACCTCCGCAACTTCAACCTGCAGCGCAAGCGGGCTCAGGAGGACTTCGACCTCCAGCAGCGCTACGCCCGTGAGGACTTCGACCGGTCGCGGCGAGAGGAGGAGGAAGACCACGACCGGATGGTCAAGCGGAACATCGAGGAACAGGCGAAGACCCTCTACAACGCCTACCAGCGGGTCACGGTACAGCGCACCTGGAGCTCGCAGTCCCTGCTGCAGAACATGGAGGACCAGCAGAAGCGGCTGGTCGAGCAGCAGGCCAACCTGGCGGCGGCCCGCAGGGCGGGGCTGAGCGACCAGGCGATCTCCCAGCTCGGGCTGAACGAGGCCCAGAACGCCCAGCAGCTGGAGCGGCTGCTGCCGGACCTGAGCGACCCCAAGGTGGTGGCCGAGTACAACAAGGCGGTCAAGGCCCGGATCGCCGAGACCGGTGACCTGATCCGGGACGAGTCGAACACCCAGTACCAGCAGCAGGAGGAGGACCGCGAGCGCAACCTGAAGCGAGGCGACAGGCAGTTCGAGCGGAGCCTGGATCGGTCCAGCAAGGCGTTCCTGAAGTCCATGCGGAACCAGAAGACCGACATGGAGACGATGAACGAGGACCAGATCGAGCAGTTCGACATCAACCGCGAGCGCCAGCGGAAGCAGATGAACCAGGGCTGGATCGACATGAAGGACGATTTCAGCTACCAGATGGATCTCCAGATGGAGAACATCAACCACTACGCCGAGAACACCGCCCGGTCGTGGGAAGAGAACCGCAAGATCATCGCGGAGAACACCAAGGGGCTGACCAAGGAGCAGACCGACGCCACCGGCATCCTGATGGACACCCTGGACAAGCAGATCGTCTCCGGCAACGAGGCCATCGCCGGGCACATCTACGAGGTCTACAACGAGTGGGGCATCTCCCCGGACAAGAAGGCGAAGACCACGCCGGGTAGCCGTCCCTCCACCCCCGTCCGCGACAGCAACAGCACCCTGGGCGGGAACACCCGTGGTGGTCCGGACAGCCATGACCAGCAGTCGGTCAACGCCGCCCTGTACGCCGGTAGCCGGGCCTTCGGCGGGCCCACGGTGGCCAACCCCGGCAGCATGAGCGCCAACAGCTACGCCAGCAACGACGCCTCTGCCGGGCGCGGCTACCCCACCACCTCCCACACCCAGAGCGCCAAGTACGGCCAGCGTGGTGGCTGGTCGGGATCGACCTCGCTGGGTCGTGGCTTCCACTCCGGCACCGACTTCCCCAACCCCTCCGGCACCGACATCTACGCCGCTGCCGATGGCACCGTGGTCTTCCGGGGCTGGAACAGCGCCTACGGCAACTTCACCAAGCTCTCCCACGGCAACGGGGTGCAGACCTGGTACGCCCACCAGAGCGCCCAGAACGTCTCGTCCGGGGACAAGGTCAAGAAGGGCGAGAAGATCGGTGACGTGGGGGCCACCGGCAACGCCACCGGTCCCCATCTGCACTTCGAGGTCCGGGTCAACGGCAGGGACATCGACCCGATGAAGTGGCTGAAGGGAGCCTCCACCGTGGGTAGCGGTGGGGACACCCCGTCCGGCCCGATGCCCGACTTCGCCAAGGCCAAGCCGTTCGTGGAGTACGAGAAGCTGCTGTCCTCGATGGGTTTCATGGACAAGAACTGGGTCAAGTACCGCAACAGCTTCTTCTTCCGTCAGAACGCGCTGGCTGCGGCGGTCCAGAAGGACTTCGACAAGAAGGTCAAGGCGAAGCAGGAGGCGGACGCGGCAGCAGGTGTGGGCACCTCCGGTGGGGCCGATACCGGAGGCAAGAGCGGGGCCCGAGGGATCTGGAACGCGCTGCGGACCGGTGGCCTGAGCGAGAAGCAGGCCGCTGGCGTGATGGGCAACATGTTCCACGAGTCCAACCTGATCTGGAACATCGTCCAGGGCGGGGCGCGGTCCTCCAGCACCAACCACCGGGCGGGCTACGGACTGGTGCAGTGGACCCCCGGCACGAAGCTGGGCGACATCTTGAAGAAGGCGGGCAAGAAGAACAACCTGGAGAACCAGATCTGGGCGCTGATGCAGCAGCTGGCAGGCAAGGGACCGCACGCCGAGGGTGCCGCTGGCTCGGACCTGAGGAAGCAGACCTCGGTGTTCAACGCCACCCGGTCCTTCCTGCGCAAGTACGAGCGGGCCGCCGACGTCTCCGACTCCGCCGTCAACCGGCGCAACAAGAAGTCCGAGGAGTACTACAAGTCGTTCAAGGGCGACGCGCTGCCCAGCAACGAGTTCGGGGCCAGCGAGGGCAGCACGGCTGGGTCCGGCCCGAGCACGGGCGGCAAGAAGATCGTGAAGTGGCGTGGCGGGCAGTTCACCGAGAAGTTCAGGAACACCCTGCTGAAGGCCGACAAGTTCTTCTCCGGTGACATCAAGGTCACCCAGGGCGGCTGGAACTACGGCGCGGTGGCCGCCTCGGGCTACTCCCACGAGGCCGACGCCATCGACGCCACTCCGACCGGGTCCAAGAAGCAGGCCTTCGCCCTGCAGGCCGCGCTGCGCAAGGCCGGTGTCGCCGCCTGGGTCCGGGGTCAGTGGGCCACCACCTCTGCAGGTACCCGGTACGCCAACCACGTGCACGGGGTGCCCAAGTCCGACGACTACGGCTACGTCAACAAGAACCGGAAGAGCTCGGGGGCCTACTGGCAGCAGAAGGACTACGCACGCGGCGGTGACGGGCTGTGGACCGGTACCCCGGCAGCCACGCCCGGCTGGAAGATGGTCGGTGAGCACGGCTACGAGTTCGTCAAGCTGAAGGGCGGCGAGCAGGTCCTCAACCACACCCAGTCGAAGATGGCGATGATGGCAGGCAAGGCGGGCCAGACGGTCAGCCCCGGGACCACCACCACGAACAACGTCTCCTACGACCACAGCGTGCGGGTGGATAGCGTGCAGGTGGTCAGCAACGACCCGAACAAGCTGCTGCATCAGCTGGAGGCGGAGGCCCGGATGGCGGCCCTGACGGCACCGAGGAGCTCGAAGTGAGACTGTTCCAGCAGGGTTCGGTGAACCTGCCCTACTCCGACGAGCCGATGGACATCGACATCGAGGTGTCCTACGCGGGCTTCTGGCACTCGATCAACGACCACGTGAACTTCCGCGCCGCCCCGGAGGGCTTCGGCCAGGTGGAGCAGACCTGGCGGCGGCGTGAGGTCAACAGCGACTACTTCGAGGGCAGCTACTCCACCGGACAGGTCCGGGACAACACCAAGCGCTCGCTGATGGTCTACGTCCGGGGCCAGACCATCGCCCAGATGGCCGAGGCCCAGCAGAGCCTGATCGACTGGTTCACCCAGGACGAGTACAACGTGCGGTTCCGGACCGAGGACCTGATGGAGACCTTGGTCTGTGAGTGCTCGGACTACCGGATCGACATGTCCCACGTGCTGCTGCACAACCGGATGTGCTCGGTGACCTTCAGCTACGCGGCCCGGCCCACCACCTCTCTGGAGATGGTGCTCTAGTGGCTGGCGGAGCGACGGCGGACGGGCTGGCGTACCTGGCCGAGCTGTGGAGTGCGGGCGAGGAGCCGGTGGGTGCCTACTACGTCGCCCTGATCTGCACCATCCCACCCACCTTCGCCGCCGATGGGGAGAACCTGGACGAGCCGGACTCCGAGGTCTACGCCCGGGCCGAGATCGTCAACGACAGCGCCAACTGGGCCATCCACGACGGCACCGTGGCCAACGTCTTCGAGATCACCTTCCCGCCCGCCGACGAGGAGTGGGGCAGGATCGGCTACTGGGCGATCTGTGACGAGGAGGAGGGTGGTCGGGTGTTCTTCGTCGGACAGCTGGAGGAGCCGGTGTACATCCTGGCCACCGGTGTGGTGGTGCTGACCCCGGGAGCCGTGGGGATCGAGATGACCGGCACCCAGTGGCTGATGCAGACGATCTAGATGGCTATCGTCCCGTACGGCTTCGTCACCCCGCAGGTCCGCTACCCGGACCCGCCCCCGGCCCCCCGGGAGGTGTCCCAGCGGACGGTATCGGTCATTCCCGATGACTACGCCGTCTACAACGGTCGCCCCCGGGTGCCTCAGATCTGGTGTAACGCCTCCACCCTGGTCACCGCCGATGGCACCTACTACACCGAGCGGGACGCCCTGCAGGACGTGCAGGAGGACGCCTTCGTCTCCTTCGTGCCGCTGACCGACTCCTACGACGACGTGACGGGGGTCTGGACGCCTGTGCGGGACGAGTCGGTGTCCCGGTACCGGATGGAGGGCGACATCTCCTCCAAGCCGTTCCTGGACGAGGTGGAGTACCGGCTGGGCAATGAGCGGTTCGCTCCCGAGGCGATGGTGGTCTCGGTGGAGTCGCCACTGACTTCGAACTTCAACTCCGGCTTCGACGAGTCCTTCGACTTCACCCTGGGGATGGCCATCAACCTGCGCAACCCCACCGACATCCCGTTCATGAACTTCGGCAACGGCGGCTGGATCGCGGTCTCCGGCACCGGCCTGGAGGCCAACTACCTGGGCCAGTCCTTCGGGGTGACGATGCCCTTCTCGGCCTACATGCAGAAGCCGCTCTACCTGGTGCTGGACGTCCAGGAGGGCTACCTGCGGCTGATGTGCGGGCTGGCGGCGGACAAGCTCTACCAGGGCACGGCCCCGATCAGCCGGGACGACGCCATCTCGCTGGTGTTCAACCTGCAGGGCGACATGGACGTGTTCTCCCTGGACCTGTGGTCCGCCGAGGCCCCGGCCCCGGCAGAGATCGTATCGAGATACGCCTCGACGCTGGGCGCACACAAGACGGTGGGAGCGTACTGATGGCCAACGACCCGGGCGTCCGGCTGCTGCGTGGCGGCAAGGGCTACTTCCAGGTGTTCTTCATTCATCCGGACGGGCGGTCCAAGGACGTCACTTTCTTCCGGGGAGCCCCCTCCAAGGTGGACAGCCTGACCTTCTCCGACCCGTTCGGGGACGCCACCGCCCAGATCAGCTTCGAGAACATCACCAGCTTCGACTCCCCGGGATCTGGTGACCTGTTCTGGCTGGTGCCCTGGAGCCAGGTCAGCATCTTCTGGTGGGACATCATCGACGGCACTCCGGTCCGTCACCCCACCTGGATCTGGGAGGGGTTCCTGGTCTCCGAGGAGATCGGCAAGCCCTACTCGGTGCAGTGCAAGGGCACGCTGTACCTCTACGACAACTACCTGGCGATGCCGTTCTACCCGACCAATCCGGTGCCCTACGAGAAGATGATGGAGCGCATCTTCAAGCAGGTGCCGACCAAGTGGAACAAGGCTCTGCGGATCGACTGGCCAGTGGGCTGGAACGTCAAGGTGCCCAAGTTCTCCCACCCCGACTACCAGTGGTACCTGGCTCCCTGGGGCGTGGTGCCCGGGGACAGGTGGTCGGGTCTCACCACCCGTTCCACGGGGGCCTGGGAGCCCTCACTGACCGGGTACATCCAGAGCCTGCTGGGCACCATGTACACCCCGGACGGGGACCAGTGGACCGTCATGAAGGCCTACGGCAGACAGCCGGTGCTGCGGGTCCGGGAGCCGCTCACCTATCCCAACGCCAACACCCTGGTGGTCTACAACGGGGTACCCGGGGTGGAGGTCACCGCCTCGCGGGACTACAGCCAGACCGCCAACGTGGTCTACGGCACCGGCCAGGACCTGCAGGGCACCGCCTTCTCCGGGGCTCAGGTGTCGGCGGACGGGGAGTCCACCTGGTACGAGCCGTTCGCCGCTCTGCCGCAGGTCTACCCGGCCAACGCCACCAACCTGCGTCGGATCCCGAGCATGATCCGCAAGGAGACCCGGGTGCAGTTCAGCAACGGGGTGGACGAGAAGGCCGCCAGGGATGCCTCGCTGGCCCAGATCAGACGGTTCGCCGATCCCGGCCTCACCGGCTCCATCACCCTCACCACCGACCCGCTGCTGGCCGAGCAGCCGTTCAACCGGCTGCTGATCATCGCCGGTCGACAGATCCTGGTGCGCAACTTCCGGGGTGCCGACGTCTTGTTCCACATCTCCTCGGTGTCGGTCTCCCCCGAGGGTGGCACTGTCTCCCTGACGGTGGACACCAAGTTCCGGGACGCCCTGACCGTGGCCGAGGTGAACGCCCGGACCCGGGACGCCATGGACCCGGTGAACTCGCTGAAGGCCGGACAGGTCGGGGCTCTGACCAACGACATCTCCAAGCCCTGGAGCTACTTCGAGGGCTCCGGGGTGATCCCGTCCGGCTCCAAGGCCGGGGACGCCACCAAGTTCTTCAACTCGATGCCCCAGGAGACCCCGTTCCCCTGGACCGCCTGGACCAAGAAGTACCCGCCCAGCAAGTACCCGGAGTACTACGTCAAGGTCTCCCGCAAGGGATCCAAGGCCACTCAGCGGTGGCAGGACTACGAATACAGCTCGACCAGGCAGTACGCCCAGTCGGTGCCCTGCAAGGGAGCGCAGAAGGCCACCATCCGGCTGACCCAGATAGCCGCCTTCGACGCCAACGGCAACGTGCTGAAGATCCCGTTCCACGTCGGCTTCTACGACAACCACGGCACGGCGGTGGACGCGATGCCGATGATCCCGAAGAACCAGAAGGGGATGCCGAACGGCTACAAGGAGTCCGAGCGCTACCCGTTCTTCCCGACCGCGTTCAACACCTACAAACGGACCGGTGAGCAGGTCGATGACGCCCAGATGCTCTCCTCGGGCACCAACATGCTGGCGGCCTGGGGGACGATGGAGGAGCCCGCTGGCTACTGGCCGTCCACCAAGGGGGCCAAGGGCGCGGTCACCGGGATGCTGGTGGACGAGACCAAGTGGGAGCTCAACGCCGATGGCAACGAGATCGACGTGAACAACCGGAACGCCAACATCACCAACAAGGCGGCGGGACAGTTCTACGCGATGTTCTTCCAGGACACCGTGCAGACGGCTTACTTCCTGGGTCGCTGCTTCCGGGCCGACATGGGCTCAGCGAGCTCGTAGGAGAGACATGGTCGACCAAGGAGTATTCAGCGACTACCAGGTCGAGAAGTGGCTGGGCGAGCTCAACAACTACTGGGCGGCCCTGCACTTCGACAACCCGCAGGTGGCCAGCGCCTACGCCAGCGAGGTGTTCGGCGGGGCCTACATCCGCAAGAAGATGACCCTGACCCCGCCGTCGTCCCGAGCCACCTGGAACGTCACCCCTCTCACCTGGACCGGTCTGCCCCAGGTGCTGCTCACCCACATCGGCTTCTGGGACAAGCAGTACAACGGCAACCTGGTGGGCTCCTCCCCGCTGGCGGCGGTGAAGCGGATCCTCAACGGCGGCACCTACGCCCTGGGGGCCAAGCAGCTGGCCCTCAGCTTCCAGAACACCTGACCCACAACGCAAAAAAGGACCTGATCCGCCTCCCCGAAGGGAGGCGGATAAAGTCCAGTAAAGACGAAAAAGGTTGGACGCCCCCCGGACCCGTGAGGGCCCGAGGGGCGATTTGGACCTACCACTCT